CCGCCAAAAATAGACCCACTAATGAGTCCATTAAAAATGTAGGATCCTGTGTCAATGAATCTTTCAGTTTCATCAATGTCTGACGCAATTTGCGTATACTCATCTCCTATCTCTTTAACTATCTCTTTTAAAAAATCCATTATAAAATTTTACTTTTTTATAGTATACCATTAATTATTTCAAATTACCATACCCCTTTCTTCTCTTAATATTTTTTTATAAGGACCATCAGGATACATTTCTCTAACCTGTTTTACTTCCTTAAGTTTATGATATAATCTAGCATCTCCTCCAAGTGCTAGTGCATTGACAATAGTTTCTAAATCTTTATCGTCGATTGGTAAATCCATTAGGTAAAAAATAGTTCTAAGTTTACAGTTTTTTCAACATTCCATCCAATTGCATCAAGGATTGCCTTGAGTGGTTCCACAAAACTTTTTTCAAATTGTAGATCGTAATCTACGTACTTCTCAAGATCAAGTTCTTTAGGAAAGTCTTGGATAAAAGAAATAACATTCTCCTGTATGATATTAGGTTTCTTAAGATAACAAAATTTAATCTTCTCACCATTTTGAATCAAAGAATACTTATTAGTAAGATTCTTTTTCTTCACATAGTGATTAAATAATAGAGCACCACGACAATGTATTGGTGTACCTTTCATGTATATTGTAGTGTAAGAATAATACTTCTTCACATCAGAAACAGTTCTCGGAAAAGAGATATCTTCTGGAGGTAGGGATTTGAATTCTTTTCTTGACTTATCAATAAAGTCAATCACATCTTCCTCAGTTTCATTCATCATCAATTTCAAAGCATCCTTGATCATTTTACGACAGGGTGCAGGGGTCGAAGACTTTACAGCTTCGATTCCCATCATCTTCAGTTTTGGTTCCTCATATCTAACGCCTTCACTATCCCACACGTTTAGTATATATCTCTTTTTTGCTGTCCAGATACCACGATCAGCAATATTTTCACGTTTCATAACCATTTTATTCTCATAAGCATTCACGTATTTTGCCAACGTCTCATAAGAACTCTCAATATATTTTTCAAATTCCACCTCACACACCTTATTAAGGAACGAGCAAATGCTCGCACCATCCTTCTCTCTATCTTTGTATATGACCTCCACCAAAGGACCAAGATTAAGGTAAATGGAATCAGTATCTGAAGCAATAACATAGTCAACCTCCTTTGTTTTAAGAATTTTATTGATGTGTGCATTCATTCGATCTTCTATCCAACGAATAGAAACCTGTCCTGATAAAGTGATCGCCTCTGCATTTGCTAGTTTGTAATAACGAAAGTATTGATTACCAATCGCACCATAGGCAGAGTTAAGTTGAATCTTTCTCGCCATTTGAATATTGTTACATCTAGCAATTTCTTTTTCAAGTGCAACAGTAGGAGTTTTTTCATAATCCTGCTTTGCCTGTAACATTTTCTTTTTGTATATGGTTCGATCTTTGTAGATCTTTTCCATCAACTCTGGAAGAAATCCACGCACATCTTTTCGATATTGTGCACCATTCGCACATACCGCATACTCACCATCTATACCAACTTCCTCTGATAAAATTTTATCAACAGAAACTGTTGGATGTCTAGCATCAACAAGTGTCTCAGGGGAAATATTATATTGCATAATAAGGTGTGGATATAGACTGTTAAGATCAAAACTTACCACCCAATCATACTTACCAGGTATTGGTTCTTTCACATATGCACCTGCATATTTTTCTATCTTATCAGACCTTTCTTTTGGTGGAATCACAATATTTCTTTTCTTAAGATAATTGTATATTATAGTATCCCACATACGAACCTGAGAGAATACATCTGCATAGTTTGCCTTAGCGTCATAAGCCATAACAATTGCTAATTCAATTAACTTCATCTTGTCTTCCAGACGGTCAACAAGTTCTACGTCAATGATGTTGTACTCTACAAACTTCTGCCATCCCTGAGTATAAAAATCTTTGAATGTATCAAACTCAGAGTGGTCTAATTTCTTTTGCCCAAGTTCAACATTTGCAATGTGATCCAAACGATATGATTCTTGTGCTTTATAAGTAAACTTCTTATAAAGATTAAGATAATCAAGTTGAGTTACACCACCAACATCATATGTAATATGCTTACGACCTGCAATCCAAATCTCATCTTCAGTTACAAGACCCCAAGGTGAAAATCTTTTCTTTAACTTCTCACCAAGAACACGATCAAGTCTACGAGTTAAATATGGAATATCATACAACTCTATATTCCAACCTGTAATAACTTCTGGTGTATTCTCTTCTATCATCCACCAGTTTATAAAGTCACTTAATAATTGATATTCACTATCAAAACCTTTATAGATAACATTCTCTTGCTTATTATTAAATTCTCCTTGACCCCATGTACGAATTTGTTTTGTATTATAATCCTGTATTGATATAAGTAATATTTCCTCTGCAGCAGATTCCACATCAGGGAAACCATTCTCAGACTTCACCTCAATATCTAATGTTGTAATCTTGATCCTACTTACATCAAACTTAATCTCTTCTTCTGGATATTTCTCAGAAATGTATTGGTAAATATACCTATCATTACCATAGATCCTAAAATTTTCTACTTCGTCATATTTACGAATAAATTCTCGACACTCTCTTACCGTGCCAGGATCAACAGACTCTACGTATTCACCTTCTAATGTCTTGTATTTTGTTTTTCTTTTGGAGGGAACAAAAAGGGTTGGATAAAACTTCTCACGGGTCATAAAATGTTTACCATTTTCATAACCACGAACTAGAAAATTATCTCCAACCATTTGAACGTTGGTGTAAAATCTCATTACTTAGTTAACTCAAGATACCTATTAATAACTGCCTTTGTAGGATCTGCCATCGTTAAAATATTATCTGATCTTATCAAAAGTTCCTTTTGGTCTGTTGCTTTTGGCCAAGGTTTCATATTATCAATACTTTCAAATAAGTATGGTTTTATGAGTTTACAATCGGGTTCACCTATATCTGCTCCAACTTCTTCGACTTGACTGATAATAACATTATCAACATCAAGAAGCAAACACTTAATTACTTTGTCCATCTATTTTCTCCTGATACATTTTTACAATAGAGTCTATTGGATTTACTATAGTTATAACCCATTCTTTTGGAATCGTCATCACTTTATCTTCAGTCAAAAGTATCCAAGGGGCAAGTGTAATCTCTACATTACTTTGATCATTAACATCTTCAGTTAAAACCATTGGTCTATTTACCGATACTTTATGTGGTTGAGTTAAAAGATACCCATATACCTTGTCCATAAGATGATAGTCACCTTCTTTGCGAACTAACTCTTTTGCCTCAGCAATAACTTGATCTCCAGATTTTAATAACAATAACTTAATAGACATTTTTCATATTTAATTTAGTGGTAGATTCCTATAGCCGCTTATGCTGAACCTACCAAAGGGCATAACCGCAGCCAGTATTTCTCTGACGATTATATTATAGCACAACTTCTCCAATTGTCCAAGACTTATATCCAACAGACTCAATCGTATCATGTGCATCATGCTCTGCCTCTCTAGGTATCACCACACAATAACCTATACCCAAATTGAATACCCTCTTCATTTCCTCCTCTGGTATTTCACCTGATACCATAATTCTTTTGAAAACATTCGGCAACTCCCAAGAGTTGTAATCAACGTGTGGTCTTAAACCTTTAGGAAAACATCGTGGTAGGTTTTCTGGGATACCTCCACCAGTTATATTTGCCATACCTAATACAGGAACCTCGTTCATTAATTGTTTAACTAAGGATGTGTAAATGTAAGTGGGAGTGAGCAAGTCTCTGGTTGCCTTCATTTTTTTCTGTCTGATTAAATGATTAATCAAACTATAACCATTACTATGGATACCACTACTTTCAATTCCAATTATAATGTCTCCCTCCTTTATCAATTTACCATCAACTACATCACACTCCTCCACTATGCCTGTAGAAAATCCTGCAAGGTCAATATCAAAAGACATTGGATGTTCAGCAGTTTCACCACCAATTAATTCAACTTCAGCGAGTTCACACCCTTTTATAATACCAACCATGATATCATCTAACTTAGGGCTAATCCTATTCAGTGAAATATAATCTAAAAAATACAAAGGTTTTGCACCACAAGTTATTATATCATTTACACACATCGCAACTAGATCAATACCAATAGTCTTGTAATTATCCAATCTACTGCATATGCATATCTTTGTGCCAACACCATCAGATCCAGATACTAAAATAGGTTCCTCATATCCACGAGGAACCTTGTACATACCACCGAATCCACCGATGGTAGGAACTTTTTCTTTTAGTCTTTCAACGAAAGCGTTACCTGCTTTAATGTCTACACCTGATGTTTTATAGGTAATTTTTTCTTGCATGATGTTCTGGTACTACTTTACCCAACTTAACGGTAAGGAGACCATCTTTGAATTGAACCTCTCTGACTTCAACATCGTCTGATAAAGTCCAGGCTCTTTGGAAAGATCTCTGAGCCAAGCCTTGATGGACATACTCGGATGATGTCTCCTTATTAGACTCCTTTTCTCCTTCAACAATGAGTTTTCCATATTCAGTGTAAACCTTTAATTCTTTTTTACTGAATCCTGCTAGAGCGATCTCAAGCAAAGATTCAACATTATTTACATGAATAAGATTGTAGGGTGGATAGTTTGTTGTGGTTTCATAAGAATTGAAAAAACGATCTAGGTAATCGTCCATACCGATTCCATTCTTAGAAATAATCTTCATTAACTCTGGAAGATTAGCAGTGTGATACTTTTGTAAGTTCATAGTTCTCCTTAAATAAGCGAGTGTAAAATGTGTCCCCGAAGGCGACATTACTATTTAAGCACAAACTATAAAAAAAGGCAGTGGTAATAACCACACACCTTCATAATTATTCAATTCATTAAACCATGAGGAATAATAAAGTAACCATCTGCCCGACTCATAGAGTTGCATCTTAGGTTAAAGGAGGGAGGTTGGATTCCTGTATACCAACAAACAACGGGCATTACTACAG